CAAAGCTTTGATCGAAAACCCAAAGCTTTATAAAGACAAAGCTTTTAACAAAGAAATGTTCATAGCAATCGTAGATAAATTGGAGGCGATAAAATGAATTATACTTTGAAACAGGAAAAAGGATCAGTTCCAGCTTGGGATATTTTTTACGGCGATGAGATTGTAGGGCTTCTGACTGATTTTCCATTAGACGGGCCAACAGCTACTGTTAAATGCAGAGGCGAGCAAAAGACTGTTGAGCATAAAGACCTCCAGTCTGCGATGATTTTAGCCTGTCAGGCTCACGAAGATCTCATGGAAAGCTTCATTAAAGATAATATTTCTGATTTAAAACACTACATAAAATATGGTGTTTTCCATCAGGGGTAATTTAACGAGTTTGAAAGAACGCATAAAATAAGTTACAACGGGGTATGGCGTTCCCCGTTTATATAAAATCAAGCAAAAAACGCATCTCAATCTCTAAAGAAATTAGAGAGGTAAATAGGCTCAGACTGCGCTTTGATCTTGGTATGGCGCGGAAGCTGAACAGCTTATTTGCAAAAACAGCAAGAACAGCGGCAGAAGCGTATAGGAATAATGGAAACCCTATCTTAGCCATTGAAGATCTCGACTTGGAAATGCGAGCAGTATTCAAAGCTCAGTACACAGTCGTAATAGATACCTTTGCTCAAAGAGTTTATGACGGTAGAAAGCAGTCAATATTCATTGACCTCATAGATATGTATTATCTTCTTTATGGGGCGTTAAGGGTTCGCAATGTTTCAAATTATACAAGGCGTCTTATACTCAAAGCAATCCAGATTGGCGAAGCGGATGGTCTTGGAGCAGACGAGACAGCCAAGCTTATTATTGAAAAAACAGCTGGTGCAGTAGGAAGGGCAAGAGCCGCAACGATTGCGCGAACAGAAACTAATGGCGCAGCTTCATATGCTACCGATACAGCAAGTAGATCTCTAAATCTCCCTAACCAAAAGAAAAGATGGGTATCTGTAGGGGATAGCAGAACAAGGCCATCTCATTCAGCCGCCAATGGACAAGAGGTATTGATTGATGAGCCGTTTATTCTTAGAGACAGTGGTGCAGAGATACGAATGAAGTTCCCCCATGATGGCAGCGGTGGAGCGAAAAACAATGTTAATTGCAGATGTTTGGCGATCTACTTTACTGAGGAAGATGATCTTTTTGATGACATGGTTTAAATCGACGCAAACTTATGATAGATTGAGTTCAATTTAGTGCAGGGACGCTTGCATATAACGAGGGCAGCAAAATGACCGATAAAGAACAGCAAGTCGATATTGAAGAAGTTTCTTCTGAAATTGAGACCAAAGAGGAAGATGGACAGCTTGACGTTAAGTTTGACATCAAGGCGATGGAAGATGACGAAAAGGGCGAGTTCAGCGGTTACGGCTCAATCTTTGGAAATAAAGATCTTGGAAATGACATAGTAGAAAAGGGAGCATTTGCTCAATCTATTGGTCGCAAAGGCGCAAGAGCGGTTAAGATGCTTTATCAGCATCGTCCTGATGAGCCGATTGGTGTTTTCGATGAAATTACAGAGGATGATCGCGGACTAAAAGTTAAGGGTCGCTTGGCGATGGGAACTCAGCGAGGCCGCGAAGTTTATGAATTGATGAAAATGGGCGCGATTGATGGCCTGTCTATTGGCTACCGTGTCGATGCAAAAGGTTATGACTACGATGATAAACGTAAGCGTCGTTATCTCAAGTCGGTTGACCTTATGGAGATTTCTGCGGTTACTTTTCCGATGAACCCCAAAGCTAGGGTTTCTGCGGTAAAGACTGACAGGACAGTCCGTGAATGGGAGGAAGTCCTGCGGGATGCAGCGGATCTTTCCAGAAGCGAGGCGAAAGTTGCGGCATCTGCCGTAGCGAAGGCACTTGAACAGCGGGATGCTGGCACTCAGGAAATGCCTCTTGAAGTAGTAAGTGAAATTGAAAAGCTTACTAAAATCCTTAAATCCTAAATTCAGAAAGGGCGTTATCATGGATGATAACCTTAAAACTTATCTGGAAGGGCTGAACGGTGCTTTTGAAGAATTTAAAGCAACTAACGATCAGCGTCTTTCAGAAATTGAAAAAAAAGGCGAAGCCGACCCATTAGTGGAAAGCAAGCTTGCAAAAATCGAAGCAGACCTAGACCGCTTTGAAAATGTTAACCAGAAGTTGGTTCAACAGGAAAAAGCTGCTGAAGGTTTCGCTGAGAAGTTGGACAGCATTGAAACAATGCTAAAGCGTCCAAACTCAGGTGCAGAAGTAAAAGAGATTGATTTCTCTTTGAAGGCTTGGGACAAATTCATGCGCAAAGGCAACGAAGGCTTGGATGCTGACGAAGTCAAAGCGCTGACTGTTGGAACAGCCGCAACTGCTGGTAACTTGGCACCAGAGGAATATGTTGCAGAGATCATTAAGATCGTAACAGAAATTTCTCCTGTTCGCTCTGTTGCTCGTGTGCGTCAAACAAACTCGAAAGAGATTGAAATCCCACAAAAGACCGCGAACTTTGCAGCGGCTTGGACTGCGGAAACAGGCACACGTTCAGAAACTGCTGGTTACACAACCGCGTTGAAAACCATTGCGACACACGAAGCTTATGCTTTGGTAGACATCTCAAGTCAGCTTCTTGAAGACGCCGCGTTCAATATGGAAGCGGAAATGAACCAAGAGTTTGCGGAGCAATTCGCTAAAGCTGAGGGTAATGCTTTCATCGTAGGAAATGGCACAAACAAGCCAACAGGTATTACTAACGGTAACGTTGTTGCTCACACCGCGACAGGTGCAGCATCAGCGGCAATCTCTACCGATAACCTGATGGATTTGGTTCACGGCTTGAAATCAGAGTATGCGGCTAACGCTACAATGATGTTCAATCGTGCAACTCTGGGCATTATCCGTAAGCTGAAAGATACAGCGGGCCAGTATATTTTCCAAACTGGTTTCTCTGGTCAATCTGGCGCTCCAAACACAATCATCGGTATTCCGTATGTAGAAGCCCCTGATGTAGCAGATGCCGCTTCTGGCGCAAAATCTGTTCTCATTGGTGATTTCCGTCGCGGATATATGATCGTTGATCGTATTGCGCTTTCAGTATTGCGTGACCCATATAGCCAAGCGGCAACTGGTCTAGTTCGCTATATCGCTCGTAAGCGTGTCGGTGGTGAGGTTGTTCTTGCAGAAGCTATGCGCGTTCTGAAACACGCAACTTCATAAGAATAACGGGAGAGGGGGGTTTGGGTCCACTTTCCTCCCTCTCCCTCAAAAAGGTGGGTAAATGAAACAAATTCAAATGATTTATAGCGTAGCTGGAGAAAGCAACGCATCTGGAACAGAAGCCCGTAAATATTTGGCTGGTGAGATTTTGCCTACAGATAAACCTTGGCAAAAGTCCTTGGCGAAGTCTATGATTGAGCGCGGCGCAGCTATTGAAGTGCAGGGCAATGCGGGGCCAGAAGAAACAAAAGCCAAGCGCAAGAAAGCCCCTGTTAAAAAATAAGGGGGCATTATGCCAAGATCAGTAAACAGCACAATTCTCACAGCATTGTTAGCTGATGAGGTAAAGCTTTTTTATGCAGTAGATTTAGATTTTTATAATGGTGCTACTAGCGCAGCCGCACCAGTATATTTCTGGACTGGAGTAGGCAATCTTTCTGCAAACTCTCATACATATGTAGGCGCTGGGGATCTTCTGCAAATTAGCGGAATTGAGGAAGCATCAGAACTAAAAGCATCTGGGATTACTCTTACACTTGCCGGTGTGCCATCTTCTCTTGTTACAGCTGCATTGTCGCACGAATATCATGGAAGATTGAGCAAGGTTTATTTTGGGGTGCAGGGAAATAGCAATCTTACAGAAATATTCTCTGGTTATATGGATCAGTTAAATATCAAGGATGGTGGGGAAAGATCGACTATTGAGGTTAAGGTAGAAAGCAAATTAGTAGATTTGGAGAGAATGCGACCTTTTCGATATACTGAGGAAATCCAACAGAGTTTATACTCTGGAGATACGTTTTTTTCATTCGTTCAAGATCTTCAAGATAAAAAATTGAATTGGGGCGAAGGTATAACTAAAAAAGAACAAGAGGCCGCACAGCGATGAAATACCAGCAAGAGTTTCTTGCTTCTGTATATCTGGAGATCCAAGACCTCCTAAAATCACACTGGCAAGAAATCGCGTTAAATAAAGACTTCATCTACCTGAACCCTGATTGGGATCAATATGAGGAAGCTGAAAAAGCTGGTCAACTTCAAATATTTACAGCCAGAGAGAATGAAAGGCTTGTAGGGTATTTTGTAACTACTACAGCAAAATCCCTTCATTATAAGGATCATATCTTTGCTACAAATGATGTAATATATTTACACCCAGATTATAGAAAAGGTCTTGCGGGATGGCATTTGCTTAAGACTGCTGAGAAGTATTTAAAGCAAGATGGTGTTTCACTGCTGTTTGTTAATACAAAAATCCATAAACCCTTTGATGTATTACTGACAAGATTAGGGTATAACCACATTGAGAACGTATTTTCAAAGAGGCTTTTCTGATGGCTATTACAACGGGAACCCTTATTTTAGGTGCTGGATATGCTACAATAACATATGCAGTTGTTGGCGGTATTGCTCTCTATGGGCTTTCAAGTGTTTTTGGAAATGCTCTTGGGATGGGTCGACCCAAGATGCCGCGAATGGGTGGCGGCAGCGGCCTAAGCAACAATATTGATCCCGTTGCAAATTTTGAAATCATATATGGCGAAACCCGCAAAGGCGGCACTAAAACATATATGGAGCTTACTAACGATGATAAATATCTTCATACGATCATTACTCTTGCTGGACATGAGGTAAATAGTATTGGGGATATATATCTTGATGATGAGGTTGTTTCGTTTTCTGGATCAGATGGAACTGTTACAACCTCAAAGTGGAACAGTAAGGTTTATATTAAAAAATTTACGGGGGCATCAAATCAGAGCGTATATTCTACTTTAAATTCTCTGACATACAAACCTACTCAAATAAACAGCAATTTTAAAGGTCAGGGGATTGCCTGTCTTTATGTAAGATTAGAATATGACAGAGACACATTCCCAAATGGGATGCCTCTAGTAACTGCAAAGATACAGGGTAAAAAGGTCTATGACCCCAGAAAAGACAGCACCAGTAGCGCTTACGATAATTCGCTAGGGGTAAGCACCCATAGAACCAACAACCCCTCTACATGGCAATATTCTGACGAGCCAGCGCTTGCCATAAGGGATTATCTTACAAGTAATCTTGGTTTGGATGCGGATCAGTCAGATATTGACGATGATATGATAGCAACAGCTATTGCGGATTGTGCTTCAACTGGAGTTGTAGGAGTTCAAAGCAATGCATTTAAAATTGGTGGAGTTCTTGACACAGGGGCGACACCAAGCGGAAATTTAAATACTTTAATGACAACCTTGAATGGAACGCTGTTCTGGGGGCAGGGAAAGTGGAGGCTTTTGGCTGGTGCATATAAATCACCGGATGCTTCTGTAAGTAATGCTAATGCTTTTGGGTATGATGACTTTAGAAGTGACATAAGTATAGCAACGCGGCTTTCGAGGCGCGATACAACGAACACTGTTCGAGGTACATTTATTGATGGCTCTACAGATGGTCGCTTTATCGCTACAGATTATCCTCAACAGCAAATTCCAGATCTTTCTGAGGATAACGATGAGGTTTCTATTCTTGATCTTGAGTTACCTCTTACAACGAATAGCGCGACTGCTCAAAGATTAGCTAAGCAAGTTCTGTTTGTTAGCCGTGAGCAGATAACATTCAGCGCTGATTTTTCTTTAGAAAAAGCTTTTGGGGTTCAGATAGGGGATACTATTGAGGTAACTCTTGATAGATATGGATGGGCTAGAAAAACATTCCGTATAATGTCGTGGAAAATGTCAGGTATGGATGGTTCCGCGCCAGTTATAAACATGACCCTCCAAGAAACATCATCTACAGCCTATCAATGGTCAATTAGCTCTGATGAATATCAACAGATAACCCAGAATAATACTAATTTAGGAGATCCAACAGCTAATTTAGCTATTACTGGATTAGCTACTACATTAGCTTCAAGCCTTCAAACTGATGGCACAAGTATGTCTAGGGTTATCCTTTCTTGGAATGCTGTAAATAGTCCAATTCTCAGGCATTATGAGGTAGAATGGAAGCCAAGTAGTTTATCAAATTACTCCTCAACGATTGCTCCAAATAATGCTATTGAGATAGAGCCCCTTACGGCTGGAACTACTTATAATTTTAGAGTTCGAGCGGTTACAGTAAGGGAAAATTCTGGATCATACGCAACAATAAATGCAACGGCAGTAACGGATACAACCGCACCCTCAACCCCAAGCGCCCCAACCGTAACAGCGGGAGTAAAGCAATTAGAGATTTCGTGGCAGGGATACAGCTTTCCGTCTGATTTTGCCTCAATGGAAGTTTACCATAGCACAACAAGCAGCGGAACATATTCTTTGATTGGAACATCTGCGGGTACTAGCCTTGTTCATGGCGGTCTTACACAGAACACAACGCATTACTATAAACTCAAGGCAAAAGATTTTTCTAATAATATCTCTGCGTTTAGCGCGGTAGGAAATGGAACCGTTGCGGCTGATGTGCAAGGCCCAGCGGGGCCAGCTGGTCAAAGTGGTTTAATCATAACTCTTAACGGCGCTGATATTTACATGAATAATGAAAATAATCAGGGGCCAACGGTTGGAACTGATCCAAGGCCAAATAACTCAACAACTCAAACAAAGCTAGATAACGCATTCCTAGAAGCAAATCCTTTACTTGCTCAAATGAGTGACATTCCTCAAAATTCTGTTGTTTGGGCGCGGTTTGTATTTATTAAAAATCAATCCTTCACCACAGGGTCAGGTCAAACTGTATTTACGGTTTCTGGTGGTCATACCCCAGATAGCCAAACAAAAATTATTTATGATGGAAACCAATTAATATCAGGGGATTTTGTATCAGCTTCTGTTGATGGCTCTGGGAATAGTTCTTCAATATCTCTTACTGATCAATTTTTAAATCGTTTTAATCTTACTACTGTTCCATCAGGTAAAGCTGTTGATATTACTTATATTCAAGCATCCGCAAGGTCATGGGGCTATTCAAGCCAAGATTGGACGGATAATGCTGACACATTTGACAGCCCTTCTGTATTTTCTCCTTTGGTTCTAACTAAGGAGGTTTTAACTCAATCTCTGGCGGCAAATGAAATAACTGCAGACCAGCTTGTAGTTAACAAAGATGTTGATCTTTTAGATGGTGCGGCTTGGCGTATTGGTAAATCTAGTTATTCAGATATTGCGGACGGGATATTCTTTGGCAATCCAGCGGGATCGGGTGCTACAAATTATGCTTTTGCATTTACAGCTACAAGCAATAGCGGGCAATCAACAGAACATGGGATTGAAATAACCCCGCAGCAAACAAAGCTTATTCAACCTACTATAACGAAACAATCTACTGGCGCGGTTGCAATATCTGATAAACAAACAGCTCAGACAGTAACTATAAAAAGCGGAAGCACTAACCCTAATGCTCAAACTGTAACTATTGACGCAATCGGTGGCGGCGGCGGCGGCGCGGGTGCGGAAAGTCAATCTGGGTCAGCGGGAGCGGGCGGGAATACATCTTACACGCTAACTATTAATGGTGGCCCTCAAGCGGGAACCTATAACGTCACGGCATCAGGCGGCACGGCGGGTACGGGCTACGGCGCGGCTAAAACGGATGGTGACGCAGGGGGAACTAGCTCTAGGGCTTCTGGAGGTTATGGCGGGGCA